GGTAATTTTAAATGACAGGGTGAAAGTACCTGTTCGCCACTACGCTATAAGTTTAGCTTAGTTGTGGGTTCCCCACGCTACGCTGACCTCTGTATCGCACGCGTTCGTTCTTTACCGTTACGCACTTGATCCAGCGTAAGGTCTGAGGCTTTGGATTTCGTTATTATCCTCGAGCTAGAGTGATTTCTCAGGTTCGCTCTTGCTCTCTCCTGGTCAACCAGGTCCCCGATTTTTCGGTGAGAAAACAGTCAGTCGCTCTGCGCCTGCCTGTTATAAGCAGTCTACGGACTATAAAGATCATTTGTCCCTAAATAAACAGTCTACGGACTATAAAGACTATTTGCCCCTTCTTCTTAGTTTTGGCGAAGTAATCTTTTCTGACATCTTAGGCACTTCGGACATTTTGTTACGGAGCCTTCCCAAAGAGCTGTAGCTTCGGCTGGGGTACCCTTTGGCTAATGGCACCTCTGACGATGATCTGATGAGAAACCAAAACTCCTCTATCTTGTCGCCCCCTACCTTCCCCTCTCATAGTGCAGCTATAGGTGGTAAGTCACTCACTGAGAGCCCGTTGGTATTGTGGGCAAGTTTATTTTAAAATTTGATTCTATGGATTATTCTAATATTTCTTCAAAACGTTCCTTTTTTCGCACTGGCAAGGCCAAGCTTTTTAATTCAGTGTGCGCTCAGTCTTTTGTTGAGCGCAGGGCTTGTGGCAATCAGAGCAAGCTCGAAGTTGTTCCCTTTGTTGACGTTCCTGTCTCCATTAGTCCTGAGTTTGTCTTTTCTGAGGACGATTTTCCTTCCATTGTTGAGCCGCAGGGTTCGACTGAAGCGGTTAAGTTGGAGCCACCTGTTACCGCTGACAATTCTTCGCCAACTGAGGTGACGTTCACCCAGTTTGACGTCCCAGAATTTGTCTTGAGTCCCGATCTTTCCGGTTGCTCTGACTTTGATTTTTCTGCAGTGATTATAGATGGTCCGCGTCTTAAAGCTGCTAATTATGATTATTATATTCATGCGCATTGCAGCAGCAACGTGCGCTTTTCACAAGCCTCCTTGGACTTCCCTGATTTGTTTTCTTTTGGTCCTTTGTCCAAGAATCCAGGCTACGTTAGAGATGACCTTTCTCGTATTTTATCAGCTATAAGTGACTTTAGAGATTCTGATATTGTTGTTTTTTCCGTCCCGACAGTGACTGTCAGTCGTCGCAAAACTCACGTCCCTCTCGAGGCCGTGGATTATCCTCTTATGGAGTCCGTTCGTTGGGTTTCCAGTTCGCACAAGTTTCATTATTATGCCACTAATTACGACTCACGACCTCTTCCTTCTAGTTTTGCTGGTTCCTTTGACAGCTTACCTGTTCCGTTACTTTGTCCGTCGCATTCCCGCTCTCTTTTCTCTCGAGTTGCAGGTAATTCTTTGTGCTGTTTTAAGTGTGGTTTCGTCACTATTTGTCCTCATCTAATGTCGAACTTCCTCTCGAGGTCTAATTGGCGATCACCTGTTATTCCTACCTTGTTGCCCTTTGTGTATAAGTCCGGATGGCGCGTCTTCGATAGCTCAGGTCCTCCCCCAAGGTTTTCCTTTGATAATAGTTATACCCGGTACACCATAGCACGTTGCATAAAGTCCCTTTCGGACTTGCCCGATCCTGAACTCGAGATTTGGATAGCAACTGAGCAAGCTAACGTGTCTAGAGACTATGGCTTCAACGTTCAACCACAAGCCGACAACCTTTATGACAAGGTCGTTGAGGTCGTTTCAACCGTTAGAGATTTTGTCGTTGGCGTTAAAGACCAATCTTTTGACTTCGTTGTCGATATGCTCACTCAGTTCCAGAATTTTGTTTTAAATAGAGCGGCCAACGCCACTTATATTGTTTTGTTGCGCTCCCTTGACCTTTTCGTAACTAGTTTCTGGGACCGGGTCTCAGGTGCCTTTAATGCTACTCTTGCTCTCGTACAAGAATATAAGGATTACCTCCTCCTTTTCTTCAAGCTTCTAGTTCGCCAGATTTTCTCATATACGATCGAACAACACCTTGTCGAGCTGGCGTTAGACCGCTTAACTATGAATTCAGTTCTTGAACGGCACGGAAATGTTCAAGCCCAGTCCGAGAACTTCGATGGTCTTACGACGGTTCTAACTATACTCTTCGCTTCTCTTACTGCGGTTTTAGGTGTTTCTACTAAGACCCGCCCAGCTTCAAAGCTTATTAATGCCGCGTTGTTATCGATGGTCGCGCTTGATCGCTGTCAGTTGTGGAGCAAACTTACTGGGCTGTCTAACTTGTTAACTGGCCATGTTGACTCTGGCGTCTTGGAGAGTTATCGTACTGGTCACACTGAGGCGTCTATTAATCTGTACGACTATTATTGTTTTCTTAAGTCGCCAGGTGCGCCTCGCTTGGATAGTAAAGTCCGTTCCCGTCTTGGAGCTTATCTTCATTTGCACCTTGAGAACGTTCCGAAGATGTCTACCTCCGAAGCCCGGTTCATCATTCCTCTCCTCAAACCTGCTATTGATTTTGCGGACAGCAACTCTATAACTAGGGTCGAGAGTTACCGCCGTGTGCCCGACGTTTTTTGTTTTTACGGTGATCCTGGCACTGGTAAATCGGCTTGTGTTCGCCACTTCGTTGAGCAAATGGTGAAATTTAGATATCCCGACGACCCTGTTTCTTCACATTGCTACACAGTCGCTTCTGACGACCCTTTCTCTAGTGGTTATAGTTACCAATCCATTTGGACAGTCGACGAAATGTTTTTGGGTAAAGACGGAGACACAGCCGTTTCCCAGTCTCCTTTTATTCCTCTCCTTTTTAAGCTCGCTACCTGTTCTCCGCAATCGCTTAACATGGCTAACATCGAGGATAAGGGCATGTCGCTTAATTGTTCGATTGTGCTCGGTTGTTGTAATTTGCAATTAGACAGTAAAGACGCGATCACTTCCTTCTGTACTTCAGCATCTTTCCCCAAGGCAGTGAGTGACCGCGTCAACTACAGGGTTAAACCTTTGTTGAACAAGAAATTTACCGTTATCAATAGAAAGATATGTGATGCTGTTTCTCGTAAACCGATTCCGTGGACACCTTTCTCCGAGCTCTACAGTTTTGTTATTCGCGACACGTCAGCTAACAAAATCCCTCGCAATAAGTTCGGTTTCCCAGTTGGTAAAGATGAGACTCTCGCCAGCTCGACCGTGTTGTCTTATGACCAGATGTTGGCGGTTTTGCTCACTTCCTACAAGGCAGGTGAAGAATATTCTCCTCCCCCTTTCAAGTCTGATGTGACTGAGAACGTAGTCGAATTAATGTCTCGTTGTGCTGTTCAACCGGGCTTTTGCTCACATGCTAGTGATGATATTAAGGTTCCTTGCGCTTCTTCTAGTGCTTCTTCCTCGTCTTCTAGTGCCTCTTCCTCAGTTAGGTCTAATGTCAGTTCTTCCAGGTTGGACAGTAAAGAAGAGCTTCTAGAACCGCAGGGCTTGAGTGATTACTTCTTTTCACGCGCCCCGGCAAAAATCCGTTATTATGAATTCAACGTCGAAAAGCGTTGTGCGACAGAGGTTCTTGACGTTTTATACGAATTGCCGTCTGAGATTATCAACGATGTAGACAGCCACTACCCTCTCACGTCTCGGTTTTTGAAGTTAGCAGACGGGTCTAAGCAACCTCCTGAGGTCGTTTACTGCCGTCGACGTGTTGATGTTAGTCTCCCTTCCATAATTGTTTCGGGTTTGGCTGTATGTGTGCTAGCTTTCGGCGCTTACCACATGGTTAAACGCAAGTGGCGCCCTCCTGAAAGTGATTGCAACTGGAGCACGATTACTCAAACCGTGTCTGATTACGAGAACGAGTTTGTGGACAACGATAACTCTCCACAAGCGGCAGCCCAAATCCCTCGTCGTAAGATTATCAAGCGCGGTACCTACGCAGTTGACGCACAAGCTACTTCAGACCCGTGGGCTGCTGTTGGGAATTTGCGAGCTTCTAAAAGCGCGGAGAGGATTACGTCTCAGCTTTTTTCTTTATCTGGTCGTACTGGTCCTCTTTGCAACGTTTTGGCCGTTAATTGCTCCACTATTGTTGGCCCTGCGCACGTTCTTAGTGTTTTAAGTACTTGGTCACTCAAAGGGCGTTTGTTTGACGGTACAGAATTCGAACGTTCATATAAGGATGGAGATTGGTCTTTAGATGAATACTCCCCCGGTACTGATATTGGGGTCATCCACCTCACCCGTCCTATCCCACAGTGTCGCAACATCGTTGGCCACATTTCAATGAATTCTAGTGTGACTGGTCCTGTGGTCCAGGTTTATCGACCACATAGTGGCCCTGTTCAGTTATATAAGACTACCTCTTTTATTCCAGATCGCAATACGCAGTATACAGTTAATGGTCACGTGGTTACGCATATGAAAGAGAACTACCGGACAGGTACTAGCCCTACTTTCACCGGTCTTTGTGGCGCTGTCTACTTGATGATTAGACAAACTGAAGAAGAAACAAAGTTTGGTGGTATATTGATGGGGATGCATCTTGCTGGTCTGGAGACAGCCCATAAATGGGTCGCTGGTTTAATGTTACGCCCTCATTATCAAACTTTGTGTAAAGACACCACTGGTCATGCCCCTGTTCTTGGCACCGGCGATGGTCTTTTTAGTCGATCTGGCGTTTGTACTGATCCTAGCCCCGCTCGCATTCCTTTGCTGTCCAAGGCTCGTCTTGGCGTTTCTCCGTTCCCTTATGATGGTCCATATGCTGTCTCTCTTTTATACCCTGCCCTTAGCAACGGGATCTCAGTTCACCCCTGTGCTAAGTATATTGCTGGTCTCCACTTGCCTGCGCTCGTGGAAATACCAGATTTGTCTGGTCCTTCCATGGTAGTTGCTAAGGAGCTCATTTCCATTGCCCCCTTTGTCTCCTCCGAAGAGACCACCTTTGCGTCAATAGTTGGCGGCACCGACACTACGGGTTCGTTAGATGCCTCTACTTCCCCTGGGTTTCCTTTCTCACGTTGGGGTCAAAGAAAGGGTGATTTCTTTCTTACTCAAGAAGAAGCCGCCACTTTAGAGCAAGAGCACTTGATCTTGCCTACTCCAGAGCTTCTTGAGACGCTGTCCGAAATGGAGCGGCGCTTACGATTTGGAGACTTAGCTCAGAGTTACTGTACTTGTGCAATCAAAGAAGAAGCTCGTCTGGTGACTAAAGTCCTTGATGGGAATACTCGCGTGTATATAGTTTGTCCTTTACACGATAACATATTGCTCAAGCGCTGGTTCATCCGATCCTTGAAGACTATTTCCCAGGGTTTCCGCGCCAGCTCTGGTATGTTTGATATAGACGACAAAGGAAAGCATTACCACGACAAGATGATCTCTAAGCTTCACGCTCGAGCGGCTGAAGCGGGTTGGAAGGATTATTGCGTTGACGTTATTGCGATCGATTATAAGAACTTTGACACTACTTTTCGCGGTCCGATATGTGAGTGGCTGCTTTACATTATGCTTTGTGTGGAAGACTTAACCATTTTGAATGTCGAAGAGCGTTTCCACCCTACTAATACTCCTAGGCTTATTAGGCACCGTTTGTTTAATCGACTGATCAATTACGTAGCGGTTGCGGGCTCAGAGGTTTTTCCTGGTCCTGGCCACCCGAGCGGCAGCGCTCTCACTTCGCTTCTTAATTACGTTATGCAGGCTTTGGCATTGGAATATGCCCGGTCGGTTGCTTTCCCTGACGCTTTTCTGGAGAAGCTTATTCAAGGCGACGATTGCTTAGCCATGATTTGTTACAACCGTGATTCCCCCCCATGTATGGCCTCATTCGCCAACGCCTTGCGACAACTTGGCTTGAACCCAACCAATGATGCAAAAACTGGCGATCCTGAGCTTGTTCCTGTTTTTGATCCAGATAAAGAGAGTCTTAGCCAGTATTCCTTCTGCTCTCACAGGTTCTCTAAGAATAATTGCGTCTTAGATCCTGAGCGCTTGGCTAAGATTCTCCCTTTCCAAACCAAAGGGAAGGAGCTGGTAGGCATAACTGGCTGTTTACACGCCGTTCAGAAGTTTCTTAGACCGTATGAGGACGACGACCTAGCTGATTTAGTTAAGGATGTTTGGGCACAAGTTGAGTACGCTGGTTTTGAAAGAGACACTTTTCTCAGTCTCTCTCCGCAAACTATCACTGATCAGTTTTCGGCGGTCTTTTTCGACGACCCTGCTAGGTTCGCTGCTGTTATTCCCCCTTACAACAATCCAATGGGTAAGGCCGTGGACTTAGCGGAGTATTTCGCTGAGAAGGTTAATGCTCAAGGTGAAGGTGACGGTGAGAATGCCTTTATCGAAGAAGTCCCTTTGGAGACAAAGAGTTTATCTTCCCAAGATACTGGTTTCGTTGAGTCGCATGTAGCAATGGAGGAAATGTATTTGGATTCTAGGCTGATGAAGCCATTTTTAGTGGACTCGTTCCAATCCGGGTCTACCTTCGCCACTGTCAGTTACCCAAACTTGACTTCTTATTTTTACGGCAATGTTCATGGCCAGATGGCTATACACAACCGCGCTTTCTTGCATTGCACATCTGTTGCACGCGTCGTCGTCAGTAGCTCTCCCTTTACCTATGGTCGAATTTTGTTGTACTTGAGCCCTTTGCAGTACGTCCCTTCTACTGTTTATGAAGCTTACGGATACCCTTGCGTCGAGCTAGATCTTTCTACTTCCAATCAAGTCGAGTTGCGATTCCCCATGGTCTCACCAACTACTTGGAGTTACATGGCCGCTTTTCTACCTACGTCTAACACTTATAAGGAGTTGTTCGATTATGGTAAGTTTAATATCGTCCCTTTGACTCCCCTTAGCCAGGACGTTCGCGTGACGTTGTACATGTGGTTGGAGGATGCTAAAGTTCGTTGCCCTGCTATTAGCGACTGGACTCCTCAAGGTGGCGGTAAAGGAAAGGAAGAAAGTTCAGATCATCAGGATCGCCTCTTCGAGCATACTCCTAATTGGGTCTTGACTACTGAGGCTACTGTCACTAGTTTTGCTCGTATGAACGAGACTATAGCCAATAGTATTATCAACCCTATCGTCAACGGGGTTTCACAGCTGTCTGAAAGCACAAATTTGTTAACCCTGGCAGGTTTCTCCGCTCCCCCTATGGATACTCATCTTGAAGCATTTAGCGCCAATTACGGTAGTGTTCGTGCGAATATGATCGGCGAGGTCGCGACTAATAAGTTAGCCTTGTCCCAAGCAACGAAAACGGTTCTCCCCCCAAATATATTCGGCCGTTCTTTTGACGAAATGTCTATTGTGAACGCCTGCAAAGATTTTCAGCTTTTTGAGATCAATAATTGGGCGGGAACAGACACTCCCGGGACGACATTAACGTATTGGCGAGTTAATCCCGGTAATTTCCATACCGACACGATAGCCCCTTACGCTGCGGACGTTTGCCGTCTTGCGTACATCAGCTCTTTCTTTAGGTTTTGGCGCGGCACTCTAAAATACCGCTTATCCATCCCTAAAACTTCTTTTCAAACGGGTGTTTTGGAGATGTCTTTTTCTGCTGGTTACAACGACCCGACATACACGGCTAACAATAGCGTTGCTTTACCACGTGTCCTTTGGGACATAACAGTCAGTAATTCCATCGAGATTACGATCCCTTATAGCTCTCCTTCCCCTTGGAGTTCAGTCGCAGTCACTCCTGTGGGTACAACGTCCACCACTTACAGTTGTGCAGTTGGTTACCTTTCCTCTCGCGTAGTCAACCCGCTTTCAGATAATACCGGTGTGGTCCCAGGGGACGTTAAGATCCTCAGTTACGTCGCGGTTGGTCCTGACTTTCAACTAGGTCAGGCATGCATAAATTCGGCTATCACTTACCCGGATCCTATTATTCCTGATGTTCCGGTGCAAGCGGTTTCTGAGGACATTTTCACCACTACTGCCCAAGGTCTTTCAGATGGTGACTTGTATCAACCTAGAACTACCGCTCTCTCTACTTTTTGTCCTTCGAACGGCCTTGATCTTTGGTCTAATACCGTCGCGAATTGTGAAGCGATAACAAATCTTAGGCTTTTATGTAGGCGTTGCCCTAGTAATTATGTTCCACTCACTGTAGACAGTTCGTACAATATCACTGATCTCATGGACGATAACGCCATGCTTTGTAATATAGGTCAGATTTACGCCTACCGTTCTGGCGGCTACAGAATAGTTCTGAACACGACTCCCGCCGGTTTAGGAGAAGCTGTTGTTGCTACATTTATCGGCTCCGATATCACCTTCGACAACGATTTTGCTCCTTCGCGTAAATTCACTGTTAACGACCCAGTGCCTATAGTCGTCGACATTCCGCGCATTGCCGTTACTCCTTTCACTCCTGTGAAGACTACAACTCGCTTCGGTGAGAAACAATATGTACGCGTATCTGCTTCCCAGTCTAACGCTCGTTTATCCTTTACTACTGCCGATGACTTTACTTATGGTTTTCTCATTGGTGCTCCCCAAATTACAGTCGCGTCTAGTGTTATTGCTGAC